TGCGCTGGATATTGCGTAAGTTTGACGCAATCACGTTACCGCCTGTCGGTATTTACGTGAAGGAAGAGCGCATGAATGATGCTGTACTCATCAGGCATGAGATGTGTCATTGGGAGCAGTACAAGCGCATGGGTGTATTCAAGTTTTATGCTTTGTATCTGTGGTACAGCATGCGTTACGGATACTGGAATAATCCAATGGAAATCGAAGCAAGAAAGGCTTAAAAATGACCGCAACTATCACCTGGACCGTATCAACTTTGGACCGCCGTACCTCTGACGGTTTTGTAACCACAGCTCACTGGACTGCCACGGCAGTGGATGGAGACTTCTCTGCCTCTATCTATTCCACCGTTGGTTGGACAGAAGGTGCTCCTACGGTTCCTTATGATTCCCTGACTCCTGAAGCTGTTCTGGCCTGGGTGTGGGCCTCTGGAGTGGACAAAGCAGCCACTGAAGCTGCCTTGGCTGCAAAGATCGCTGCTGAGAAGAATCCCACCGCAGCTACTGGACTTCCTTGGTAATTTGTGGTATGCTCTTGGTTTTAACCAGGAGTTTACTATGAATATTACCCTCAGTCTGGATATTAATGAAGTTCAAGGTATTTTGAAGGTTCTCGGAGATCTTCCCACCAGCTCAGGTGCTTATCCTCTGGCGATGAAGATCAAAGAACAAGCAGAAGCTCAAATACCTAAAGAAGAGCCAAAAGAGGAATAAATGGACGAAGTTAGCCACAAAGAGATCTACGATAGGCTTGTTCAAGTAGAACAAAAGGTAGACACCATTGATGCAAACACCAGAAACATGGTAGGTGCATTTAATGCTGCCTCCGGTGCTTTTACGGTGCTTGAGTGGCTGGCTAAGGCTGTTAAACCTATCTTGATCGTTGGAGCCTTCTTTGGGGCTATCTATGCAGCGGTTTCTCACAAGGTATCCTCATAAGGAATAATCATGGCTACTAAAAGTGAAAAGAAAATTGGTAAGGTTATGCGTGAGTACAAGGAAGGTACTCTGCATAGCGGTAAAGGCGGTCCTGTGGTGAAGAACCGTAAACAGGCTATCGCTATTGCCATGAGCGAGGCTAATATGCCCATTCGTGGTCAGCGTACTGCCACTAACAAGAAGAACAAGAAGAAATGAGAGAAATAAGCGTAGGCTTAAACCTTACAGCAGGTGTTCAGACAACTGTTTATACAGTTCCTGTTGGCTACTATGCTAAGTGGACTCTTACGCACATAACTAACGGTTCTGCCTCTTCCAAGCATATCACTGTTCTTTGGAGAGACTCTAGCGCAAGTACAGACATTTATTTGTTGGATACTTATACAGTAAGCACCAAAGATTTCAAACAGATTGATGGTAATGCTTATTTTGTACTAGAAGAAGGGGATACTGTTAAAGCCACCAGTGAGGCTGGTAGCACAATAAGTATTGTCTGCACATTTGAGCAGATTAAGAAAGAAGGAATCTAAATGTCCACCTACCTCGATATGGTCAATAATGTACTGACCAGACTCCGTGAGCCTACGGTGTCTTCTGTGCAGGATAACTCTTATTCCAAGCTGATTGGTGTCTATATCAATGATGCCAAGAGAGAGGTTGAAGATGCCTATGATTGGAACTCGTTGACCACTACGCTTACGGCTAACACCACTGATAGTCTATTTAATTATGTATTGACTGGTTCTGGTACACGCTTTCGTGTCATTGACGTTCTTAATGATACCAACGATACGCAGATGAACTATGCTGCTACCGTATGGATGGATAAACAGTTCTTATTGGTTCAAAGCGGTAAAGGTGCTCCTGCTTATTATAACTTCAACGGTGTTGACGTTAATGGAGACACTCAGGTTGATGTCTATCCCATCCCTGACGGAGCATACACCTTACGGTTTAACCTGATTGTTCCTCAAGTGGATCTCTCTAGTGATACTGATCGTATCTTGGTTCCTCCTCACTTGGTGAACATGCTGGCTTATGCGAAGGCTATCGCTGAGCGTGGCGAGGACTCAGGTATTCTGTCTTCTGAGGCTTACCAACTGTATCGTCTGTCCTTGGCTGATGCTGTGGCTATTGAGCGTAACCGTTACCTTGAAGAAGTGGTCTGGGTGAATCCGTAATGTCTGAACAACTACTTACCTCCAGTATTGCTGCCCCTGGATTCATGGGGGTAAATACCCAGGATTCCTCTGTGGCATTGGAGTCTGGTTACGCCACCATTGCTTCTAACTGTGTGATTGATAAATTTGGACGTATTGGAGCACGTAAGGGATGGCTTCCCAAGCACTCCTCTAATGCTGACTTAAGCACCGCTAATGTTAAGTCAATCGGTGAATTGATTGCCGCAGATGGAACCTCGTATATCGTTGCTGCTGGAAATAATAAGTTATTTAAACTCAGCGGTTCAACCCTGTCTGTGCTAACCTATGGTGGTGGCGGAGTAGCTCCAACGATTAGCAACGACCGTTGGCAGATGGCTCCGCTGAACGGAATCTTGTACCTGTATCAAGAAGGACATGATCCTTTAATCTTCGATCCTGCGGTGTCTGCAACCACGTTTAGGCGTGTTTCTGAGAAGACTGGATACCTGGGTACGGTACAGAGTTCTAATTGCGTTGTAAGCGCCTATGGACGCACCTGGAGTGCTTCTACGAGCACAGATAAGAACACCATTCAGTTCTCTGATCTTTTGTCTGGTTTCGTGCTCAATACAGGCTCTTCTGGGTCACTGAATGTGGCTCAGGTGTGGCCTGCTGGTGCTGATGAGATTCAAGGCTTGGCTGCTCATAACAATTATTTGTATATCTTTGGTCGTAGACAGATTCTGATCTATCAGGGCGCTAATGACCCTACTAATATGTCTTTGGCTGATACTGTGAGCGGTATTGGTTGCTGTGCTCGGGATTCCATTAAAGTTACTGGAGATGATATTATCTTCTTGAGCGATACTGGTGTTATGTCCATGAAGCGAGTGGTTCAGGAAAGATCTGCTCCTTTGCGGGATATTAGTGCTAATGTCCGTGATGATCTGGTAGCTGCTGTTAATATTGAAACATTGGCAGACATCAAGGCTGGTTATTCTACGAACAATGCCTTTTATATCCTGACATTGCCTGTGTCTGGAATCACTTATTGCTTTGATCTCAGAAGCACTCTCCCTAACGGAGCTGCTAGAGCCACTACTTGGACTCTTGTCCCTAGAGCTTTGTTCTCTAACAGAGCAAAAGAGCTACTTCTGGGTTTTGCCGGGTTTGTTGGATATTACACAGGTCACTTGGACAATACCAGCACCTACCGGATGAGTTATTACACCAACTACTTCGATCTAGGTTCTCCCACAGCTATTAAGATCCTGAAGAAGATCAGTTTCACCATCATTGGTGGTAACGGCGCTGATGTGGTTCTTAAATACGGCTTTGATTATAGTTCTAACTATAACTCTCAGTTCCTTCAGTTAGGAGATGTTAATCCTGCTGAATATGGTATCGCTGAATATAACATCGGTGAGTATACTGCTGGTGTTGTGTTTGATAATCAAAAGGTTCAAGTCGGCGGGGCTGGTAATATCATTCAATTAGGTATTGAAACAATCATCAGTGATTTTGAGCTTTCAATTCAAAAACTAGACGTATTCTGTAAAGCAGGAAGAACTAGATAATATTTCAGTCTAGTTATTGAAACAACAAGGAGAGTAAGAGTGTCGAATTATGTAAAGAGCACTAATTTTGCTACCAAGGATAGCCTAGCATCAGGTAATCCTTCGAAGCTGGTTAAAGGAACAGAACTCAATACAGAGTTCGATAATATTGCTTCAGCAATCACCTCTAAAGCAGATGCTTCTGGCGCTGTTTTGACAGGTACTGCTACAGCGGTTAACTTAACGGTATCTGGCACGTTCACTGCCACCGTAGACGGAGGGACTTACTAATGGCGCTCACACCAGAAGAACAAAAGGCAGTCAGTGGCCTGCTTAGTGGGGGCGTTGGTGCTCTCGGTACGCTAGGCGCTGCTCAGTATGCAGCTAATCAGCAGAATCAATTAGCTCAGAACCTCCTAGCTACAGGTCAGCAGGCTGCTCAAGCTGCTCAGTTCCGTCCTGTTGGTGTCACCTCCCGATTTGGCACTAGCGGCTTCACCTATGATGACCAAGGTAGGCTCACTGGTGCAGGTTATCAGGTGGCTCCTGATGTTGCTGCTATGCGTGAGCGTTTGCTCGGTCAAGCAGGTACTAATCTAGAACAAGCCACTCAAGCTGCTGGTCAGATCGCTCCTGTGGGCGCTGCTGCTCAGAGTTTGTTTAATCTTGGTCAAGGATACCTTGCAGAGTCTCCGCAAGCGGCTGCTCAGCGAGTGATGCAACAGCAGCAGTCTTTGCTGCAACCCGGGCGTGAGCAACAGTTGGCTCAGTTGACCAACCAACAGTTCCAGCAGGGTCGCCTTGGTCTTGGCGTTGGTGGAACCTCTGGTGCTGGCGGTAGCGTGGCTATGGGTGCTTCTAACCCGCAGCTCCAGGCTTACTACAATGCTTTGGCTCAGCAGGATGCTCAGTTGGCTGCTAACGCTATGCAACAAGGTCAACAACAGACTAGCTTCGGTGCTGGTTTGTTCAACACCGGTGCTAATCTGCTTGGTCAGGTTCCTGCCTATCAGGTTGCTGCTCTGGCTCCGTACACTCAGTACCTCACTGGTGCTAGCACTGCTGAAGCTTTGGGTCAGC